GCCGCCCAGAGGCTGGCTTCTGCCAGAGACCCGGCGTCATTGTCGCCCCCGAAGATGTTGCGGGCGGTTTCCACCCGTTGCTGCACCTCACTATTCCAAGCCTCGTCGCCATCGCGAAGCTGGTACAACTCAAGGTTGTCGCTGGCTTTCTTGGCCACGGTGTCGAAGACCTTATTGGTATCAGAAAGGTGAGCCTCGCGGCGTTCAGTCTCGGTTGCCATGAGACGTTGGTAGGTTGAGTCGGCATCGGCCAAGGCGGATTCGCGTTCCCCGCGAACCTCATCCACGCGGGCCAACAATGCGCCCAGTTTGGCTTGTTCGGTGGTGGTCAACTCCACCATGATTTCCTCCAAGCCATTGGCGCGGTGCTGGGACTCCTCTGCCTTTACCAATTCCGCGAGTCGCGTTTCCGCGCCCTCCGGGGCCAGCTTCTTGGCTTGAGCCACTGCGTTCTCAATCTTGGCCTCGTAGTCCCTCTGGAACTGGGGGTGACGCTCAATAGCGGCAAGCCGAAGCTGGTCGCTAAGGCTGTCACGCTCCTCCTTTACGGACTTGAGGGCGTCGTTCACATCCGAGTTCTCCAGCCCACTCAGTTTTTCCTTGAGCGAGTCAAGCTCTCTCCGAGTGTTATCGCGGTCTTCCTTGATCTTCTTGAAGTCCTTGCTGGATCGGGATTCGGTTGGGGCGGGGTCTTCCGCCTTGGGTTCCGGTTCCGGTTCCTCCACCTTGGCGGGGGGGTCTCCATCAGCGTCCTCAAGGGATGCACTCATGGCATCCAAGAAGCTGGTGGGTTCCGCATCGCTGTCGGGTTTGGGTTCGGGTTTGGGTTTAGGTTCGGGCTGGGTTTCTTCCGCCACGGGCCCCACGGTCTCGGTGACTTCCTCAAGGGTGAGGGTGTCCAAGCCGTCCATTGTCATTGGTTCATTAGCCATAGTAGTCGTCTATTCTGTTGGTTCTTCAAATGTGACTTCGGGGGACTCTTGTGGAGTTTCCACCTCTGCCATTGATAACAGTGTACCGATACACCGCCGATAGCCCACCTCTGCGCCATATGCATAAGCGAACGCTTGAGCGTCCACCCCAATTGCGGGCAACACATGGTTGGTGGGCAGTTCTTCTCGTAGCACCTCCAGCATTTGCTGGAAGTCCTTGTTTTGTATAACCTTGTCCGCCTTCTTAGTTAAGATGGAACTGGTTCGCCATGTTGCTAGGTTCATCATAAATCTGGCTAAGAACGGGGATGGTAATCTTGATCAAGGCGGCTTGACTTTCTTTTAAGCAACGCTTTGATTCCTTGCATCCGGGGTCATCCTCCAGAAGTGCTTTTCGGAGAATAATGTCATCGCGAAGCACGGTGCAGATGTGGATTAAATTACCCTCGCTCAATGGTATTTGCATTTCTTGAGTCCTCCAGTGCCATTTTCTGTGCCGTCTTGGCATCTTTCAGTTGTAAATCCTGCTCAGTCTTGGCGTTCTTTCGGGCCATGTCATTCTGAACCTTGGCGTCCTTGCGGCTCTCATCCCGCTCCATTCGCACCGCAGCAAGCTGATCCTTGGGGTCTTGCCCGCCTTGAACGGCTTGCATCTCAGCCGCAGCGGCCTGTTGTTGCTCGGCCTGTTGGGCGGCTTGCTGCTCAAGCTGCTGTACCACGGCACTTAATTGTTGCAACTGTTTGCCCAGTTCCTTGACCATCTCTTTTCTGGAGCCGTCATTGGCCAGTTCATTTAAGTGGGCCGAGGCATGCTGGACGATGATCGAGAGATACCCTGCGATTTCTGTTGGGTTCCCCCTGCCTTCCTGCATTGCCATAAGAGCTTCGCCGCCCGCCCGGATGTGGCTGGCTGCGTGGATGGCGTGGCTGTCGCCGTCTGACACGGGGATGTTCGCCCCAGTCTTGAAGAGGGCGTTTTCAATCGCCGCCTCTTGCAGTTCTTCCTGCATGGTGATGTCGCGCTGGGGCACGGGGAAGTATCGCTCAACGGAATGATAACCAGACATAGCAGCAATGTGATCCTTGATGACATTCTGTCGTCCGGTCTCTGGTAGCATTTGAGCAATGTTCATCAGTTGATTCATTATCGCCCTGCGCTCCAGTGACGATCCGCGCCCAGCGGTGCGGGTGGCTTGTACGAAGTCAGTGTGCTTCAGAGCGGCGGGCGGAACCCCACGATCCCTGCAAGCCTTTTGGAAAGCCAAGGCATCCGCGCCACCGGGTAAATCCGGTGTGAGGTTGGAGTTGCTGGCCCGTCGATAGCGTTCCGCAAAGAGGACATCCAGTTGCGCGTAGTAGCGGTTCAACTGGGTTTTGCCGAGGGTGGATTGCTGAGAGGTGATGGCGTCAATCTCGGTTGCCGTCCTTGGGTTGCCCCCCTTGTCAAGACGCTGCCGATACTGGGAGAGGTTGGCTTGCATCAAGCCTTCAAGTTCTTTGTCCACAGCCATCGCGGGCTCCAAGGTTCCAGAATTATTGGTCTGGGCCACGCTAACGTCTGAGGGGATGAACGCATACGCGCCCACTTGGATGATGTTCATCCGGTTCATGGCGTTGGGGGAGTTGGGCGAGAGATGGATGGACTGCCGTGCCACCGTGGCGTCAATAAGGGAGTTGCGAAGCCGATTCTTTAACTCCAGCGCGGCGTAGAATTTAATGCCGATCCCCTTGCAACTATGATGGGAGCCGTCCCCCTTATCGTAGTACATGCAGTGAACGCACTCGCTCCAAGCCTTGAAGCGGTTGGTTTGGCGGAAGAGGAACTTGCGGCCATCCCCCCGCTCGTCAATGACGCAATGGGAGATGGCTCCCTCTGGGAAATCCTTGGTGGGGAACTCCTTGTAGAACAGATGGGAGACCTCGACGACATTGCACTTGGCAGAATAGGTCAGATCGTTGTTACGGATTTCCTGCTGGTAAAACTCCCAGCCCTTGTTGCCGCCCCCGCCGTCCCCCTTGGGCGCGGCATCCATGATTGCTTTCTTGGCAGAGGCAACATCCCAGCCCATCTTGGAGGCGGACTCCTCGTTTTTTATGAATGAAAACAATTCGTGAACTTGGTAGGTGGATCGCACCACAGCCATCTGCCAGTCATTGACATTGGACTTGGTTCCGTCCAGCACCAGCAAGTCTGCGGATTTAACTGGCTTGCAACGCCAGTCGGTGGTGTCTTCAAAAACCAGCGGGCCGGTTCCGTAAAGCACCATCTCGTGCTGGGACAACTGCATGAGATAATCAAAGTTAGCGTCCTTCTTCTGGAGGCGATCAAACTCCTCCGTGACAATGCGGGAGTATCTTTCGGATTCATTGGCGTCCCCGTAGTTAATTCGCACCGTTGAGTAGGTGGGCACTTCGGAAAAGACATCATAGAAGGGGGAGGCTCCCATCGCCAGAAACGCCTCGGATTCCCTAAAATTCACGTTGCACTGGAAAGACCGCCCGGTGCGCCTCAGTTCAGCGGCACTGTAGGGAGCGTTGCCGTCCACCAACCCCTTGACCTTGGCCCTCACCTTGGCTCGCTTTTCATCTGCGCTGATGAGGTTTCGCACCATGTCCAGCACGGGTCTGGCCTCGCTGATGCGTGATTCGGGTACGCCCGCCTCGGTAATGTTTTTTAATTCGTTCATTATTTTTTCCAGCAGTGTTCGGGCAAGGCTTCTTGCACCTTGGCCCTTTGGTTGTCTTTTAAAATATCCAGCGGGAACCAAATCTGCACGACGTTAAAGCACCCGCAGTGTCTGCATGATTTCAGTTTTCTATCGTACAAAGTATCGACTGGGCCACCCGCCATCTTCAAGAAGGCGGTGACAGCCTTGGTGTTGCAAGGCCGACACCCCTTGGCCTCCACGTTGTCACGGCACTTCGAGCAAATCTTCCCTCGGCGGGTGGCTTCTTCCACCTCCACCCTTGGGCTTCCGCGAAGAAACGACTGAACCATTATCTTCGTGAAGCTAATGATCTCGTTAATCCCTATCGCAGCCTTGGGCGGATCGGGCGATTCTTCGCAGCTATCCTCAACCTCTTGGCACATATATGCCTCTATCTCTTCCTCGTATCCGGGGTCAGTGGGCAGTTGGTTCGCCTCGCGATGGGCCAAAACCTTACGCACCAGATCACTCCAGTGCGCCCCTTTGACTAAAGTATCCGTGTCTTTTTCATAAAACCGCCAACCCCCGTGCGGGGTTCTCTGCCTATTCATCAATCTCTGCATAGAGGTTTTCCTCGTTATGTATGGAGTCATACTTTAACGATAAAGCCAACCACTCCTTATCAGTCTTTGTCGCAATGTTCAAGCTTCCCGCGCCAAGGGTTCTGGCCATCTCAATAATAAGTGCAGCAGCATCTGCCAAGTCGGGGCTTTGTCCAGTGCGGCCCTTCATGTCCACCTTGCGCTCTACCACGATTTTCCTTTTCTGGTCATCGAACATGCGCTGGCAAAATTCAGTTATGGTATCGAGGTCGAACCCCTTGATCTGCTCGCGGATAACCCATTCACGGACGGAGAACCAAAGCTCAGTAACGCGGTTAGCGTAGGCTTCATGGGAGGTACGGGAATCCTCATCCGACACGGGCAGATCGCTGGCCTTCCCACCAAACTCGACTCGCATGATCTTGTCGCTCCATTCCTTGGAGAGGATGTCGCATAAGCCGCCACCTTCCCCCGTGGCATCGATGGCGAGGTGTTCTGCCTCGCAGCCCCGCGCCTTACACTCCTTTTGGACTTGGCTGGCAATCTGGAAGTGGATGGGCTCGGATGAACCCGAATCGATCTTGATGGATACGATGTCGCCAAACTCAATCCCGTTGAGTCCGCCCTCCAAGTCACCGTATTGGGCAAAGCGCAGAATACAACGGTCACCCCCGAAAGCGGGGTCGAGCCCGGCCACAGTGATCGCCTTGGAAGCAAAGGTGTGGCGGTCTGTCACGCGATACTTGTGGCACATAGTCTCGGAGAGGACAGTCTTGACCACGCCATCCTTGCTCCAGAAGCCCCGCGTGTATTTCCAGAAACGGGGGGACGACTCACCCTCATATTTAATGGCAGCGTCCACTTGCTCGCGGGTGATGAGAAATTCCCACTTAGTCTTGCCCGCCTCAAGGTTGGGGGACTTCATGCCGTCGAACCGGACACAGACGCCGCGCTGGGTCTCCCATTCTTGAGTTTCGACGCTTACATTATCCCAACCCACAACGGGCTCGGAGAATCGCCCGTGCTGGTCAAGTGTCGAGTGAGGGTTACCAATGGCCAACAACTGAAACTCCTTGCAGCCCTTGGAAAGGTTGGAGGTGGCCTCAAAGGCAGCTTCGGGGGTGTCGGTGGCCTCATCGATGATGGCGAGGACGCGCTCGGAGTGGATGCCTTGGATATTGGCCACGGCCTTGGAGGTCGATCCATCGAGTACCGCAATAGCAAAGATAGCATTCTTATCGTCGCCCTTGACTGCTTGAAGGGTGGTCTTGGAGTCCACCATGTTGCCGGGGAACTGGCTTTCCGAGCTTCTCCATAGGTGCTGGATATTGGCCCACGCCCTTTTCCGAATCATCTTGGCCGTAGTGGAGGAAAGGATGACTGAGGAATGCTGCGGGTCGGCCAGCCACCAGATCATCGCGTACATGGAGGAGGCGTAGGTTTTGCCACTGGCGGCACAGCCCGTCCACGAAACCCATTGGTTTTCGCAGAGGCTTTCGAGTTGCCTTTCCAGCCACGGATTCCAGATTGTATCGGGCCAAACCAGATTGGTGGCCCTTTTAAAATGCTCATAACGCCCTAAGCCGCCTTCATCTGGGGTGAGTCCTTCGCGAAATGCATAGAGTTCAATTTCCAGTTGTGAAACCGGGTAGCTAAAAGAAAGGCCATAATTATCGTCGTGCAACTTGACTTTATCGTTAACGCACATTATAACTCTTGTCAATCGTAGGTTATACGCAGCCCCATGTCCAAAGTACTTCCTAAACTCGGTGCGGATGGTTCCAAGTTTGACGGAGCCACTATTGCTGCGAACACTAGCGCGGATGGCGCGAAGTTTAGCGGCAGCGTAAAGGTAGCATCGCTGCCGACGACCTACACCGGCGCAACCGGCGCAACCGGAGCCACTGGCGAGGATGCCGAGGAACCCGTATGGACTTTTGCCACGCCGACAGCGGTGGGCACGGGCGGCACACCTACGCTTGGTGTTACTGGAACCTACCCCACGCAGGAATTTACTTTTGGCGTGGTGACTGGGGCTACGGGCAGCACGGGCGCAACCGGAAGTCAAGGGGCTACGGGGAGCCAAGGAGCCACTGGAAGCCAAGGAGCCACGGGAAGCCAAGGAGCAACGGGAAGCCAAGGGGCAACGGGAAGCCAAGGAGCAACGGGAAGCCAAGGGGCAACGGGAAGCCAAGGGGCAACGGGGGCAGCGGGAACTGACGGCGCAACTTGGACGGGTTCATCAAGCGCACCAAGCGGCGGTGTTGATGGAGACTTCCACTTCAAAACTGATGACCACAAAATTTACAAGAAGGCGAGCGGTAGCTGGAGCGAGGTAGCTGACATCACGGGCGACACCGGAGCCACGGGGAGCCAAGGGGCAACCGGAAGTCAAGGAGCCACTGGCGACACCGGAGCCACGGGAAGTCAAGGCGCAACCGGAAGCCAAGGGGCTACGGGAAGCCAAGGAGCCACGGGGGCTACCGGAGACGACGGCGCAACTTGGACAAGCTCTGCTGATGCTCCGAGCGGTGGCAGTGACGGAGACTTCCACTTCGAGACAGACACTCACAAGATTTACAAGAAGGTCAGCGGTAGTTGGGGCGAGATAGCGGACGTAACTGGGGCTACCGGAAGTCAAGGAGCCACGGGGAGCCAAGGAGCTACGGGAAGTCAAGGAGCCACGGGGAGCCAAGGAGCCACTGGAAGTCAAGGCGCAACTGGAAGCCAAGGAGCCACTGGAGCGCAAGGTGCAACTGGAGCAGCGGGAGCAGACGGAGACGACGGAGACGACGGAGCAGATGGAGCCACGGGTGCAACCGGAGCGCAAGGTGCAACCGGAGCCGCTGGAGACGACGGAGCAACGTGGTTAACTGGTACTGGCGACCCCGCTGGGGGCACGGGAGATGTTGGTGACTTCTATCTTAACTCCACCTCGGACGAATGGTTTGAAAAAACTGGTGCATCTACTTGGACATCAAGGGGAGACTTTACTGGAGCAACGGGAAGTCAAGGAGCAACGGGCGCAACCGGAAGTCAAGGCGCAACTGGAAGCCAAGGAGCCACTGGAGCGCAAGGTGCAACTGGAGCAGCGGGAGCAGACGGAGATGACGGAGCCACGGGAGCAACCGGAAGCCAAGGAGCCACTGGCGCAGCCGGAGCAGACGGCAGCGACGGAGCAGACGGCCTCGGCGTTCCAAGCGGCGGTGCGGAGGATTATATTTTAGCAAAGGCGACTGGTGCTGACAACGACACGGAGTGGGTAGCCAACACAGGTGGCCACTCCATCATAGAGGAAAGCGGTAGCGCACTGACGACTCGCACCAACATGACTTTCATTGGCGAGCTAGTCGAAGCATCAGACAACGACCCATCCACAGACATAACCATAGACGCCAAAACGGCGTGGCTTTACGGATAAAATAAAATGGCAGCTACACACAAACTATTATCGAGCGGTCAGCTTGCAGTCGCGGGTACACCCCAAACCATCTACGACCCCACATCTGCGAAAACGGGAATGATAAAGACCATCGTGCTGCACAACACGCAAGCCAGCAGCACTGAGGTTGCAGAGATATTCTTTAACGGCACGGCTGACAGCACCCGAATGCTGAACGTGTCTCTGCAAGCGGGGGAGACATTTGAATGGTCAGTGGGCCATATGATTGTGATGCTGGATGCGGAGTTGCTGAAGGGCCAATCCACTACGGTAAACAAAGTTAACTACTTCATATTTGGGGCGGAGGAATAAATTATGTTTAACACATCAAAAATATCAGCACTGACAGGAGCAACTGGAGCAACCGGAGCAGCAGGGTCTGACGGGTCTGACGGGTCTGACGGGTCTGACGGCGCAACAGGAGCAACTGGAGCCACGGGTGCAACTGGAGCAGCGGGAGCAGCGGGCGCAGACGGCGCAGACGGCGATGATTATGATTTGACCGCCGACCAAGCGTGGACGGGTTCACAGCGGGCTACCATTGTCACCGACAATGACGGTAGCTTCGACCTAAACGCTGCACAGAACTTCTTCTGCACGCCGTCTGGGACATTTGCAATCACCTTCACCGCTGGCGGCTCGGCCCTCTCCGGCACGCAGAACGGCCAAAGCGGATTCATCAAGCTGGTGAACGGCGGGCACACGATGACACTGAACGCGCTGTGCAAGTCGGATACGACTTCAACCACTGGATTCATCGATAGCATCAGCACGGTGTCAGCCACATTTCTTGTCAGCTACCTGTGCGACGGAACTAACGTGTACCTCTCCACCACTAAGGCTCTCGCGTAAATGGCGATATTTAGCAACAGCATAATCCCAGCCGCCGCAGCCGCAGCGGATGATGATGTAATCACGAAGTCGGTGCGGTTTAATCGTGCTGACGACCCATACCTATCCTTCACACCCTCGTCCACTGGCGACCAAAAGAAGTGGACGAATGCGATGTGGATAAAGAAGTCGTTGATTCAGTCCTCCGGTGAGCAGTATTTCAGCATCTCCAGTAATGAGCATTCGGGTGCGCATAACGATGGGATAGCCGCGATGTACTTCAGCGGCGGTGAGCAGCTACACACTTACTTCGATACATCGGGGACGGCCCCTTACGGAGCAATCAATAGCAGACTCTACCGTGACCCAGCGGGATGGATGCAAATAATATGGGCCGTAGATGCCGCCAACACCACTCAACGGATTTGGATTAACGGAGTTGAGGAGTCGGCCAGCAGTTCATTGAACCCACCCGATTACGCTTACGCGATGAACAAGTCGGGCCACCGTATGGCCATCGGCACACCAGCGTGGGGTGTCGGCAGCAGTTGCTTCGACGGCTATATGGCCCAAGTCGTCCACCTCGATGGCCAGTACATCACCGACCCCACCGAGTTCGGGCAAGTTAGCAGCACGAGTGGCGAGTGGGAACCGATTGAGATTACGTCATCGAGCTTCACCTACGGAACCAATGGGGCGTTGCTTGAGTTTTTGGAAACTGGAACTGGCACGCCGAGCAGCAGCACCATCGGCGCGGATACCAGCGGGAAGGACAATCATTGGAGTACCGTCAATTTGGCGGCGGAGGACATCGTGGAAGATACTCCTACTGATAATTATTGTGTGCTTAATCCGCTGGATAGCAACAGCAACAACGTGCTTTCCGAAGGTAACTTAAACTTTAGCAGCAGCGGCAGTTCGGGGCATTACCCGACATTCTCGACGATGGGGATGCGAAGTGGCAAGTGGTATTGGGAATCTTGTAGAGAAAACGGCGATGGTTGGATTATGGCGATAATGAGCCTAGCGCACGATGGAGGGTCGTTGAGTATAGATTCAACGGTAGGCAATAGCACTAGCTCGGTTAATAAGGTGGGTTACTCAATCAGTGCCAGTACGGGTAACAAGTCACACGACTCCGGTGCTGAATATAACCAAGCGTATGGTTTGGGTATCGGTTTGGGCGGCGTGTTAATGTGTGCCTTTGATGCGGATAACGGCAAAATTTGGTGGGGTAGAGACGGCACTTGGTTCGACAGTGGCGACCCAGCAGCGGGAACAGACTATGCCTTCACCGGAATCGACACGGACACCGATTGGGGCGTGTGCATCCATGGTTACAGTGGTCACTTGCCGTGGATGAACTTCGGAGCCGACCCTACGTTTGGCGGGAATGTCAGCACCCCAGACACCAGCGAGTTTAAGCATACCCCACCCACCGGCTTCAAAGCACTGAAGTCGTCGAATCTGACTGCATCAATCGCCAAGCCAGCGGAGTATTTTGATGTCCTCACCTATGCGAGCAGCGGGGCAAAAACATTCGACAACGGCTCAACCTCAATGCAACCCGATTTGGTTTGGGTGAAGGCACGGGGGAATACTTACGACCACGAGCTAACCGATTCAGTGCGCGGCGTGACGAAGGCGTTGAGTACCAATGACGATGGACTTCAAAGCACGGACAGCACAGGTTTAATTGATTTTGACGCAGATGGATTTGAGGTGGGAGCAGGGACGAATTATTCAACGTCCGCGATGGTGGCGTGGTGTTGGAGGAAGCACATCACCAGTGGTTTCGACATTGTGGAGTACACGGCAGATGATACGGGTGGTACAAAGGAGATTACCCTAACCAGCGGATTTGGCACACCCGAAATGGTTATCGTGAAGGCATATGACGAAGACAGTGAATATGCGGGGGATACAACAACTAACGATTGGTATGTCTGGCATCACAAACTTACTGACGAGGGTTATTACATCTTACTTAACGGCACTGCGGGTGAAGTTGAATTTGATGACTCTATGGGCGGGGATGACTTAATCAATGTAGGAAACGGAACCGTTACGGTGGGTGGTGATGCTATGAGTGGCCCGTACTTGAATGAGTACGATAGTATGAATTCAGATACTGGTCGCAAATATATCATTTACGCGATGAAGTCAGTTGCGGGATTCAGTCGAGTGGGTTCGTTCAGTGGCTCATCCTCCGCATTTATTTACACGGATTTTCGTCCATCATTTATTTTAGCCAAACGCTACGATTCAACTGGCGGCTGGCTGATGTTCGATGACAAGCGTGAGGGGTACAATGTGGATAATGATGCTTTGGAGGCAGACACCTCCGCCATCGAAGCAACCACTGACCACATCGATATTTTAAGCAACGGGTTCCGAATCCGTACAAGCGACTCTGATTTGAACGCTGGAACGGTAATCTACTATGCGGTGGGTCAGAGCAGCAAATATTCTTTAGCCCGCTAGGAAACTATTATGAAATACATTCACAACAACAGCCCGCTACCCAGCGGCTCATCGTTCACCATTGGTGACGAACGCTTCGGTAGCAACTGGCTCGCCCGCGCCACGCCGGAACAGCTAACCGAGCGAGGCATCTCCATCGCCCCCGCGCCACCGCCCCGCCCATCCGAGAGCGAGAAGTTTCATTACATTACGTTGGATGACGGCGCGTGGACGGTGACGCCGAAGAATTTGGATATGCTCAAGCGTATGATGGTGGGCGATGCTAACCGTGCAGCACATTCGATGCTGGCTGGCAGCGATTGGATGGTGGTTAAGCAAGCCGAGGCGGGCGTGGGGGTGCTGCCACAGTGGACAGATTATCGCGCTTCGGTGCGGGAAGAATCCAATCGTCAGTGCGGACAGATTGAGGAAGCCACCAGCGTTGATTCGTTGGTCGCGATTACGGCGAACTGGCCGCGCAACCCCGACGATTTAGCCGAAGAAGCGCGGCAAGATGCGGAGATAGAGGCTGCGAAACTGGAGAATGAGGGAGACTAAATCTAAATGAAAAAACTATTCCTTGCCATTGGGTTGCTGGGGGCATTTGCCATTCACGCAGCGGAGCGATATGTACCGGAGTATTTGGACAAAATTTCAGTCAACGTCCAAGCGGGCGCGGGCTACAATAAGTCCGAAGGGAGCGGCACTTTATTCGTGCGGCAAGTCGATGGGAAAAAAGCGGTGTTCGTTTGGACTGCTGGCCATGTCATACAGCACACCAGAACCGTTGAGGAGATAATCGTTGAAGGTAAGCCCGCGAAGAAGATTACCTTTGAGAACCCGAAACTGTTGCGCCAGTTGAAAAATAAAGACGGCAAGCGGGTGGGCGAGATTACCGTGGACGCCAGAGTTGTTCGGTTTTCCCCAGCGAACAAAAACGACCTTGCGCTACTGCTGGTGTTGTCCGAGGACGGTTTCGAGGCCGAGGAGAGCGCGGAGTTTTATCCCAAGGGTGGCCCTTTGCCGAGGATTGGCGCACGGCTCCATCATTGCGGTTCGTTTTTGGGCCAAGACGCCAGTAATTCGTATTCGGCTGGGCATTTAAGTGCTAATGGTAGGATGCTATTTAAGGTGGACTTTTTTCAAAGCACGACACCTGCCTATCCCGGCAGTAGCGGAGGCATTGTGGCTGACGACAAGGGTCGTTACGTCGGGACACTTGTCCGGGGCGCGGGGGAGACGTTTAACCTTTCAGTCCCGGTGGCTAGACAGTGGAAGTGGGCATCAGCCAACGGCGTTGAGTGGGCGATGAATCCCAAGCTACCCATCACGATGAAAGAAATCGACGCGCTACCCATCGAGGGGCCAAGCGAAGGCGGGGGTACGGGCGACGGTAGGCATAAGAACTTTCCCTTTTTAATACGGGTGGAGAAGCTGAACCAAAATAAATGAGCGAACGCCGTACAGTCTATAAGGATGCCAGCACTGGGGTGGGGGGTTTAGGCCCAGCCCAGAGCCAGACGTATGTGGACGGCACGAAACTCATGGGGCAACAGTATGGCCATGCAGCGAAAGAGATTGCGGA